TCACGCATCAACACTAACTCCGCATCATCCGCGGCAGTCCAAGGTTTATTATTTTTCTTTGCTTTAGTCATTTTGTTTCTCCTATTTAAAATTTAGCACCACTCAAGTTAGCACCACTCAAGTAAGCACCCCTCAATTTATAGGACATATCGGACATGTCCTGCTTTTATCCCCTGTTTATTTATGAATGATATGAATTAAGTCTAGTGCGCGTTTTGAAAAAACCCTCATGCTCTGGATTTTCGTCCATGAATTTTCTTGCGTAGTGACTAATCCAGCCATCGTCAATCTTATGATCACCAGTTCCAGACATCATTGTCTCCCAGCGCACCCTATGAAATATGCATTTAGCTGAGTAGTATTCACGCTTCTCAGTTACAATCAATGCAAAGTGTTTAAACTGCTCGTAAATATGTGGGTTTTGCATATCGTATATTTTAAAATTTTCTTTTGACCATTTTCCGTTTGCCATAATATTCTCCTTTATATGGACGTTAGACAAAACCTCGATGAGTTCTGTCTAACGCTGTGATTAATTTAAAATGGAATTTCATCTTCCAGATCATTTGACTGAGCTGGTTGTGCTGGTGGCAATCCAAATGGATCTTGCTCCACACCATTAATCTGCGCCGCGCCACCTGAGTATCCGCCTGAAACTTCAGTGAATGGATCATCTGCTTCCTGCTTCTCTGCCAGCTCAAGCACTTGCACTGCGCGTAATCTTAACGACACGCCATTAATTGTGCCTGTATTGTACGGCACGACTGTCACTGCAATATTTACAGTTGACCCTGATGTTAGCTCAAATCCTTCTGGCAATTTCTTGCGAGATGCATCAACCTGACGTGGTGGGTTTGTGGTCTCGCCAGAGTAAGCGCCTTTTAGTTTGGCTTTGCCAATCCAATGACCTTCTTTGTTGTCATCTGTCTTGTATGGCAATTTCAGTGGTTGCTCAGGCCATTTGCGTTTACTTGTCTCTAACGCCGCCGCATTTTTATATGCCTGCATACAGATCGTGTTCAGCTCTTTGCACTGCTCACCTGTAAGGTTAAATGACATCTCGTAAGCCGCCCCCTCATCTTTAGGGTCACACTTCACTGATATGTACTCTTCCTGATTAAATCTGTAAGTTTCATTTAGTCTTGGATATAGCGCCTTCACGCCGTTTATTATGTGTTGCATTATTTTGTCTCCTGCATGTTATCAAGCCAATTTTTTAAGTCTTCTTCACGCCACCCTACTGCACGTTCACCGAGCTTTACAGGTTTTGGAAATCTGCCTTCCGCCATCATGGCATAAATTCCAGCCCTAGATATACCAAATTTCTTTTCTATATCTGTTCTTCTATAAATTTGTGGTAACATTTTGTTAACCCTCTCTTTTAAATATGCGTAGCACCCCTACGCTGGGATTTTTGTATCTGTTGGCTTCAATGTTTTAAGTAATATTTCTGGTTTCATATCTTGTATTTCATCCAGAGCCTCTAAATAAGTACATCCTGACAACCTTTTAAAAAGCACTTTATAAGTAACAATACCTTGCGATGTTTTTATATATCTTGCGCCAGTTTCTATTTCTTCAATTAATTTTTCTTTAATTACATTTTTTAATCGTTTCTTCCAGTTCTCTAAATTTACGCCGTTAATACTTGCATTAAGTAAATTTAACCTTGTAAATTCTTTTGACAGACACCTGTAATCGTTAATTTCATCTGAATATAAATCTTCAAAGTAATTTTTACCAAAATTATTCAATACTAATAAATCAATAAATATATTTGCTTTATCTGTAAGCGTAATTATTCTTTGGCGTCTATCAATTTGGCAAATGTGTGTGTTTAAAAAATTTAGTTTTTTTAAATAATTTATTGATCTATGTACTTTAGCTTGTGATTTACCTAATGACCTTTGTAATAAACTGCTATTTACATCATCTTTATTTATTTTTTTAATAAACAAAAGTATTTCAATAATATCTATTAAAACGTACTGGTCTTTAACTTTCAATTCGCTTTTGCATATTTTAATAAAATTTAATGCATTATTTATCTGTATGTGTTTTAACATTTGTATTCTCCCTAAATTATAAGCCGTGATCTTCATCAAGGTATGCTGGCAGACTAATCGTATCCAGATCAGGCCAGCCAGTATCAAAAGTGTTTGTATCTTGTGCCACTTTTATTTTTCGCAATGTCTTAAACATCTCAGCCTCGGCATACTTGTTATATTTATCTGACATCTCATAGCAAGCCGTAGCGTAACTGCTTTTCTCAGTAGCAATAAATATAAAGTTTGTAGTTGGATAGCCGCACAACTTTAAGACGTATCGATAGAAACATGCCTGCAAATCATAGCGGAAATTTCTCACAGCCTTATCAAAGCCGCGATAGGATGCGTCCAAGCATGACTTTAGGTCTATTACTATGCCAGCTTCTTTTAACAACCCATCAGGTCTGCACTTCAGCTCTAATCCAGTTTCTGGACACGTTGCTATGAAACTGTATTCAGCCAGCAGATCTTCATTAGTTAGTAAGTTTCTCGCCATTTTATTTTTTAAACAACCTTGACGCATTTCCTGACACTGCCAGAATTCACCCTCTGGAAGTAGTATCTGGTCATCTTGGAGTAACTCTTCTTGCTCTTTCCAAGCCTTACTGCCACGCCGAGATAATTCAGAATTAATGACAAGGTTTTTCTCTGGCTCTAGCACCATAGCATGAAATGCAGATCCCAGCACCATCGCTGGCGTGGAGCTAAACTTGGCATTCTTCCAATGGTATAATGATGACGTTGCAACTGCTTTCACAGCGCTTGATGAGATTGCAGGCATTTCGTGATATGCCTTATTCGATAATAATTCACTTGGTATTATTTGCATTTGTATTCTCCTAATTTACTTGTTTAAAACTTCTGCACCATAAAGCGCAATGAGTGCCGCCTCAGCTCTGCCATCATCTTTCTTTCTGGCAAACTTATCAGCATGGTCTGGAAATCTCTGCATCGCCAACTGTCGGCTGGTATCCTTATCAGATGACAGGCCAAAGTGTTTCTTCCATTTCTGAGGCGTCACTAAATGCATTGGCGTTTTGTTAGCCGCCACACATGCAAGCAAAGATCCGTAACCCATGCCAAATCTAAACGTGGCAACTGAAGATTGATTTGGCCTCGATGCCACTTGCTCAATCACAGCCATTCTTAACTTTGCCTCTGGCTCAAAAATATGCAGGAGCGTGTATATATCAACTTCCGTTTTATTTTTAGAGTTAAGCACTGTCGGCATATCGACGACATCCAGATCTTTAGTGCGCGTGCAGTAATGTGCAATCGCCCCAGAGAAACCGCAATCAACACCAATGACTATCATTCCACAACCTGTATATTGTCAGCGTCAGATGCCTCTGGCTTGGCAACTTCAACGCCAGCCTTTGTCGCCGCCACAATAGATGACATCCTAACAAATGCGCTAAAACTTAGACCCGACTTATTGGCGGCCTCTGAAATGGCGTCATGTTGCGCTCCACTAAAATTAATTAATACTCTCTTATCAACCATTTTGTTCTCCTTGGTTTAATTATCTAAGCATAGCAGTTATTCAGATGGCGTCAACAACATAATGATATATATAAGATATATTTTCCGCTTGACCCTATCTGAATACCTGATATATTGAGTGAATAAATACAAACACAAATGGAGAATACAAAATGAAAATTACAGTACAACATGCAAATCGTAACCGCGAAACTGGTAATATTGAAGAATTTACATCAGTTGCAGAAGTGCAAATCCCAGACGAATTATCTGATTATGATAAAACTACTGAGGCTCTTGAATATGCATATCGCTGGACAAATAACATTGAGGGATCTTGGTCTATCGGGCTTTCTGTATTTACTATCCCAGATGGTAGCAGAGTTATAAATGGTGATTTTAATAAAGATGTTACTGCATTACAGCATAGGGAAGATGGTTTAGGTCTGCGATCTACAATGGCGTTTGATAGGTTTATTGTTGATGGTCAAAGTGAAGATGGGTCAGTAGTTCCAGAATACAGAAGAGTTTTTGAATGTGCATTTGTTGGCTTCAAAGAATTACAAGTTGAGGAGACAGTATAATAGAATAGGCGGTAAGCGCCTAAAGGGACGTTCTGGGTAGCACCAGATAGTATGGGTCAGCAAATCCCATATGATGAGAAGTGATGTAGCAGTCACAACAAAAGGCTCGATAGAAGTATCTCGGCACGCAATTGTCGTTAGCGAGCGAAGGCGGAGTTATCCAAAGGATATTAAACGTACTACAATATCTGACGTTGAGAACCTTCCTCGCATTTGCACCATTATGATATATAAATGATATATTTAGTGCTTGACCCTATCTGAATACCTGATATATTGAGTGAATAAACACAAACACAAATGGAGAATATATAATGACAAAATATGTGGTAGTTGCAGAGCTAATTATTGCTAATCAAACAAAATTAGGTTTTGAATTTAAGTCAAAATTTGTTTCTAATTATTTAGATGTATCAACTAAAGATAATCCTAATAAACCTTTAATTGCGATTTATGGTGAAGAGCCAAAATTGTTTGACGATATTACTTCTGCGGACGCATTTGCAAAAAGGTTGCGTAGGTATAGATATGATGGTCATCAAATTACAGTAGCTTCGTTTGAGGCTGTTGAATATACTGAGGTGGCGGCATGAATATCACAATGATCAAAGATGGATTGGCTATGGCACTGTTTGCCCTAGCCTGCATTCACCTTCCAGAGATTATAGTTTTTCTGGATACAATTATTAACGCAAACTTAGGAGAATAAAATGCGATTATATACTACACCAAAAGGCCAGTGGGCTGGCACACAAGCTGATGCAAAAAAGCTGGGAGCATACATGGAATATGATGTTCCTACTAACAAATCAGGATTGATGGATTTCTTGAATAGGCATGGGGTAAACGAATACACTGTGAGGGGCTACAGTAAGCCGCTTGAGGAAAACCCTCAGCCAGCAGTTAAGAGCATTGTCACCCATAGGGAAAGTACTTGGCATAATATCAATCGCGTGGCTGAGGAAGCTCCACTGTCAGAGCTGACAACTGCCATGAATATTATCATGCTCAGAATACAAGAGCATTTGGAAGAGGGGGTGAAGTGATGGAAACACTAATTATCAAATCAATTCATGAGCATGGCTTCGGCTTTGCTTACTTACAATCAACACATGATGAGGTATTTCTGCCAAAGAAAATCTTAGAAGGCGCTGGTATCACATATTTGAAGCCAGCCGATAAATTAATTGCTAAGGTTATCCCTAACTTTAAAGATAAGCTCGATGGCGGATGTAAATATATTTGCACTGAAATAGGCTATGCTCATAAAATCGAAAAGGATTTTAGCAAAGATATTCAGTTATTTAAAGAATGTCAGTCTGCAATAAGGTTTATTCGCAAATCAGATGAGGAAGAATTAAGGGAATATTTACCTAAAATACTTTATGATTTTGCACCTGACCGATTTAACCAGTTGTTTTCAAGAGTTCATATAGGTGATTTTAGACAACGCCAGTGCGTGCGTGTCAGGAATTTATTAGAGTTAGAATTTTTGAGTAAAGGGAAAACTGTAATTTGCAATTACGATTTGGCAATAAAGTCGCCTGCTTTCTTTTTGCGCGTTCCAAACTTTGGCAGATCCTCACTAGGTATAATAGAAACATATTTAGCTAAATTTAATTTAGATTTAAGTACATCAATAGAAGAAATTAAACAAAACTCAATAAGAGATATTGGTGATTATCTTGATGAGCAATTAGCACACTTGTGGGAAGGGGAATAACATGACATTTTACACAACGCTCGTTTTAACGTATGTCATTGGCGGCGTCGAATTACAGGATACCACGTTATACCGCAGTGCGCGTGAATGTGGTGACGCATTGCCAGCAGTTTACAAGCCATATGAGAAGATGGATAGTATGGCTCAGTGCATCGAAACTAACCACATTAGCTCGTTATTTATTGTTCCAAAGCTCAGACCGAAAGGATTATCCAATGGTAAGTAAATATTATCCATGCCCAGAATGCGATGGCGCTGGCGAAACACTATTCGAAAAAGATTATAATATCTTTCATGAAACTTACTTGTATGAGAAAGCTGATTGTAAAAACTGTGCTGGCACTGGTTTAATTTTACCAGAGATGCCAGAAAAAACCAGCAGGCTAATACCAGCTCTCGATGATCAAGGAAAATTTGTAAGGCGTGAAAATGATGAATGAGGAGAACGTAAATGAACACCAAAGATTGCTACAAAGCGATAACAAGGTTAATAAAGCTCAACGAGGCAGTTCAGGAAGACCTGAAGGGCAAGGAAGTGAGAACGAGGAGCTTCTACATCTGGATGATGCAAGAGCAATTGGCGATCCTCAACAATGTCGAACACCAGCTTTCGCTTATGCGTCGAAAGAACAAGTTGCCCAAGCAATGAGGGATGAGCCTACACATAAATATGAAATTATGTATTCCCACTTGCTATACAATTTTGAGAAAGAGCAGATCAAACGTGGCCTCAGAAATAACATTAATAAAACTTTTGATAGGCCACGTCAGATTACAGTCAATAAGGCGTCACACAAAAACTTTGTGACTGACAATGATTTAAGGAAAATTAAGCCTATACCTCAAAAAAAGTACGACGCTATTCTAAAGCATATGCAGAGCTACAAAAGATACACGACTACAATGATCGCGTTAAGCACTGGTGTGGGTGTGTCTGATATAGCGTGGACGCTTAACGTCATGTATCGTCAGAAATTAGTAGATCGTGCTTACGAAAAGACTACGCCCATCATTGGTAACGCTGGCGCAAAGTCTCTGCGTTACGTTTACTTCAAGAAAAGATAAATATATCGTGTGGGCAAATCATGCCCGAATTGCCCACACGCCTAAATAAATCTAACAGCGCAAATCATCAAGAAGTTTATTTAATCTATGAAGCTGTTTATTACTTGATTTAATAATTTTTCTTCATCTACAAATTGATCTGGATACAAACGTGTTGACGTTTTCTTTATTATGGGATCGTCACCTCTAGCCCAGTAAATCTTTTTTATATCATACGCCACCAAAGCATACATATCGGATTTTTTATTATCTCCAAGGGGCTGTGTATTCCACCTATACTGCCGCGCATTTCCTGTTTTCTTGCTGGCTGTTTTGACCTGTAGTGTCAGTAATTTACCGCTCGGCGTTTTCAAGTATGCATCATCTATTTCATGTTGGACTAAGATGCAGGAGATGCCAGCGAATGATAATCTTGATAGAGCTAGAAATTCACCAGCTCTACCAATTTTCTTATTATGTGTTGAGCCACTCATAAATCTTTTTTGTCTCGCCAGTTCTATCTACAAGCCCATGAGTGCCACCATTGACCCGACGTGTGATTTTTAAAATTGTCTCGTCGTTAACACCATCGTCTGCGATGTTAAATAATTTGTTATTTTTGAAAAACCACAGTGCAGTATCAAATGCGTAATCTGTAGCCACCAGATCTGGGTCTGTCATAATCTCAGGTAAGCCCATATCAGAACTAAATGCCCTATAATTATTCTTTCCTGTTAATTGCAGAAATCCACGACCAATGTAAGTTGAACCATCAGTCTCTGTATTATTACCCATGCGACCACCATAAACCTTATCGGCTAGTGCTGATGGGTTTCGAGAATATCCCTCGCAGGACGCCAGATCAGGAAATCGGCTAGGCCAGACGCGCATCATACTTTCGGCACTGTAGTTCAGATTTTCTCTTGTATGCCGCCAGTGACCGCTCTCATGGCTCGCCTGACCCATTAGGTGCGCGGCTCTTTCATTTGATAGCTCGTAGTGTTGGGCAATGGCCTTAGCCGTGTTTTTGCCAAAATGTCCGTCAGCGCCTGCTCCAACTTTTTCTTGGAGCTTTTTCATTGCTTCACTCATAATTATGCCTTTTTAGTTTTACGTTTAGTTGGCTTTTTCTTCGCGGTTTTTGCCGCTTGCTTAAACGCCTTGTTTGTTGGAGCGCCTTTAGCGCCTTTTTTACGCATTGTTTCACCACTGCCAGCTTTGATACGCTTTCGCTTTTTGTGGATGTTTTCATATAATGACATTATTTTTTACCCCCAAAATATTTACTTACACCACGCATTCCTATGCTGGCACTCACGATACCACCAAGGGAATATTGATACCACGCTGGCATATTTGTTAAAGCGGCAAATCCATCCTGCACGATCTGATTTCCCCAATCGCCACAGAATGCCAGAATAAGGGGTATGCTAAACAGCAATGTAATCCACTCGTCCTTCCAGCTATTCTCAGTAGCTTTCATGGCGGCAATATCCCAATCGATTTCGCCTGTAGCTATTTTCATTTTAGTTTGCGCCTCTGCTTTTTTCACAGCAGTTTTGCCTTCGATCATAGTGCCAGCAAGATCTGCGACTTGACCTATCAATCCTAATCCAATCATTTATCCTTACCTTTCGCTAAAGCATTTGCCCCAAAAAACACAGATACCAAAGCCGCCACCGATACAAAATAAATTGAGGCCATCGATCCTAATATTTTTGCGGCTTCAGTTAATCCTAAAATTTCTGCGCCAATCACGGCAAATGGATAGAGTAGCATTCCAAACAATGCGAACCAACTCATTGACCTAATCGTGTCCCTTTGCATATCCTCATCCTGCATTCGTAAGCGCCTGTCTTCTAGAGCCATGCGATCCCATTCAGCCTGATCAATTGATCCATTTCCATCTACATCAAATTTTTTAAATTCATCCATATTAATCCGCCAGAGGGTTATCCAGCGCCCTTTGTAGTTTGCCCATTAATTTATCTTCCAGCTCTTTCATTTCGCCGCTTTGTGAAACTCTAACACGTTCTCGTTGATTTTCAAAGCGCACCTCAGCCTTGTCAATCATCTCTCTAACGCTATCTTCAGATTTTCTTACCATATCCTCTATCCTGTCAACTTGACCCTCAAGCCGCAACAGGTCATCCTTCAGCCCATTTTTAATATCACGGCTGTACTCGACGCTTTCTTCGACCTTCTCGGATATACCTGTAACCTTAGCATCCATCACATCCATTTGCTGTTGGTATGCGGATATGTCTAAATTAGCCAGCTCTTCGATCTTCTGCCACATTAGTAAGCCGCCATATAATCCAGATCCTACTGTAGACAGGAACGCAAATATTGCTAGTATAGAGCCAGCCGTCAACTTCATGCCCCCAGTCTTGAGTTGGCGGTCAGCTAAACCATCAATGCCATCTGCGATTTTTGTTGTATCGACCATTAGTTCTCAAATTCCATTTCTGAAGATTGCAGATTTTTCATGGCATTCAGCTCTTCCTGCAACATGCGTATTTCCATTTTGCGCTGTAACAGCTCAACCTCAAATAATTTTTGGCATTCAATGCGTTTCTTTGGTGCATTTAGTGGAATAACAATGCGTGCATAAATACCAATATCTTTACCTCTGGCATTCGTATCAAGCCCAGAGATTAGTCCAGTTAATCCATATTCCAGCAGTGTAGAGCCTGAGATAGAGTTCGAGCATTCTATGCTACCAGACCTTATCCTGTCAGATTGAGTATTAATGTTAGGCGTTGGTAGCGCCAGAGATAGCGACGAGCTGTCAGCTAATGCATTGCCAGCAATTAAGGATAGAATGATTGCATATTTCATTTAGTTTCCTCCATAATTTTTGAACACACCATAGACCTGACAAACGGCTTAGAACCTCGCTCTTTCATTGTCTTCGAGATGGTGCATATATATTGAGCCTCGTCCAGATCGCTCTTCCTAACGTATACAGCAAAGTTTTTTCTAGTTTGGTAATCAACCTTTATTATCCTATGCCGTGTAGAAAATGGAAGTCCCACAAAATTTTTATCAAATAGTGCTATTCTATAATATTTGACGCGCTCTCTCTGGTTAAATATAGACAGCTCAAATTTTACTACATTTTTGACTGTAGAATATTTCATTTTTGGGTAAGCTGGGGTCTGTTCGTGAGCAGATACGCCAGACCCCAATAACGTAATGATTACAAGTGCTTTTAATTTGGAATACATGATGCAGTAGTTTGAGCAATATAAGTTCCACCTGTAAACGGCTTATTGCTTCCGCCGCCATACTCAGCGACACTTGATATAGCAAACCAAGTCGATCCAGCAGTCGTTAATGAATACGATGTAGTAGACCCAGAAACAGTTTTAGCGCTGTCATAGCCTGACATACCAGCGTCACTCGTATTGCTCACTGCAACCGATCCTGTCCACGTTACAACGTCATTTAGAGATGGTGATGACGTAAAACTTGTTGGATATGTGATGTTGGCTGTGTAGCTGTTTGCAATAGCCACATCTATGCGGATCTCTGGAAGTATACCACCATCAGAAACGGCTGTTGATAATTTGCTGGGTGTTGGGTTTCCGTATGCGCCAGTTTTCGTTGTCTGGATCACACACTTTGCCGCCACATTGCCGACAATATCCACATTATTTGCAAGAGCTGGTGAAGCCAGTGCTAGCATCGGTATTAAATATTTCATATTAACCTCACTTATTGTACTGCATGTCTACCATTTGTTCATGCTTTAGTTGTTGTGCCAAATTAGCCCTTAAAGCTCTTTTGTTATCTGGCATTTGTTTTTGACTTAACTTATGCTTATCTTTGTATATACCACCATTTAACTTGAGATCATAGTACGTTTGCAAATTGGTTTGATTGTTGATCATGTTAATAAGCTCGTTTTGATTATAATCTTGAAACATAGTCAATGCATTCTCAGCAGACATTAGACCCAGTTCTATTTTAGTTGGCTTTTTATCATCTTCGTCATCCTCTGGGATCTTGGCTTCGTCTGGGTATTCGTATTCTTCCTCTTCAATTGCATCGACAACTGCGTCGTCTTCTAATGCATTATAAACCTCAACCTCTGGGATCTCTGGGATAGGTTTCTTATACCCAGCGCAACTTGGATTAAGCTGTGGGTCATAGCATTCGTCAACGCGAAATGTATATACAACTGTAGCATCCTTAACAGTTCCATCACCTTCCACTGTGATAGACCCATCACCCCAGCTTTCTAATGGAATATTATTTAATGGAAATGACTTCGTGATTGTATTTGATGGAACGCCTGACCAGTCGTCAGTTTCCTTGAATAAGTAACCATCGCCGCCAAAGTTTAGATTACCCACAGTAACCTTCATGTCCGCGTCTGTTTCTTTTTCTGTGGTGTATCTGTAAATCAAACCATTTATATCTACGCCACCAATTGATGGTAAGACAGATGACATACTCCAGCTCAATCCATTTTTGGCGGCATTGGTACTCGCCCAATAGCTGTATGGATCGGCGTTAGAGTAAGAGTAACATAAACAAAGTGCCAATGATAACACCCAGCCCAATTTTTGTTTCAGCTTGTTCATCAAAAAGCCTTTCTACTAGATTTTTCTGGTCTTCACTTATGCGAGCTTCCACAGCTTTCATTTCCCATTCAAGCCTAGCCTCATCACCTATTTTACCATTGATTGGACAGGGCGTGCCAGCGTTTTTCATTGCCTCTTTGACCCTATCATCGGCACATAATAGTGACACACTAGCAACACGCATGCCTAAATCGCTCAGTAGTTTACTTGCCCTAATACGCTCACAGTTCAGATCCTTCACAGTTTTACCGCCAGAGATGCCTAATATCTGCGTCTGCACTGCACCTGAGATCCCCACGACACACAAATCAGATCCACTTGTGCTAACTTGTGGCGATATCGCTGATGGTGGTGGGCTTTGTATAGTTGTATCCATAGACCCACTGGAATTAATATTGGTATTCGTATTTATTGTGTTATCTTCAGCATAAGAAAAACTGCCGAAAACAATGAAAAATACAATTATAAAAAAACGTAGCATTTTACTTCCGTTCTAATATGCGATCCATCTTTGCGTCTATTGCGTCTAATCTGCTAAACAATCTATTCATTGACGCACTGCTATCAACTTTGGTCACATATTCCTCTCGCGTTCTGTTCAACAGAATTTGTAATCTATTCAACTCTAGAACATATCCGCGTAAAACAAAACCCACAAACGCCAGCGCGAATGTGAGCGTGCCACTCCATAGGTCTGTCATTTCCATCAGTATTTCCCCTGCCATACACGTAAGTCAGCAAATTCGCCTGACATCATTTTCTTTCGGACAACTTCTTGAGCCGCTTGTGTGTCGCTCCATTTAACGCCAGCTTCTTTCAACCAAACGCCAATTAAAGCCGCATCAACTTGTGCAATTAACTTATAATCAGACCCAAAGTTATTGCCTGTATTTTGTCGAGCGTATTCAGCGTCACGCATCATTTGGCTACCATCAAACGTGCGCTTTATATTAATTTCGCCGTTGTCGGATATTTCAATTCTTTCGCCTATTTTTGTGCTTGCCATCTTATGTTCTCTTAGATTTAGTGCCAGAACATTTCCAGCGTTTACGTGATAAATTCAATGGGCTATTTGGATTTTTAGCCGCTTTCGGGGATCTCTTCTTTTGACCAGCAGATCGAGCGCAGTATGCGTCACCCTTTTTTGTGCCAGCTCTTACCCTTGGCTTACCATCACTCGCTAGGCCAGCTTGTCCGTAGCTAACTTTCCTGCCATTAACTATTTTAGCCTTTGCTTTGCCTTTGCGTGGTGTTGCCATTATTCTTTTTCCCATGCCTCATTAATATTTGGGGTACTTGGATCATCGGCTTTTAATGTGCCATTTTTATTTCGTGCGCGCTTAACTTTTGTAGCCGCTTTCTTTAACACTGTCTCGCCCTGCAATGCGCCTTTGCGAGAAGCGTTAATTGATTTAATTTCTGCGTCAGGTAGCTCAACAATATCACCCTCAACATGCTTGCCAGCAGAGGTAAAAATATTTGGAACTTTTACTGTAACTTTAGCCATTCTATATCTCCTAAAATAAATAAGGGGGGTTTCCCCCCCTTACTATAGTTGTTTTATGAAGTTGTGCAATCAGCTACCATGCCGTTTGCCGCTTCAGATTTACATACCAATGTTAGTTCAGTGGTTAATTGTCTTTTCGAATTATCCCCTGTCTTGGCAAGTTCAACATTTCTCATTGGGCGTAGTGTAGCCACTTGCCATGTATCATCCTGCATGATGAATACGTCACGCGATCTGTTTTCCCTTGATGGTGTGAAGCTCACCTCACCGAATGGTGTCAGATATATAGATACTGAGTTAATTACACGCTCATCAGCACCTACCACGTTTGCACGTTGGTTGTTGTTACCAGTGAATGCTAATGCTTTGTTCATTTGGAACGCTGACAAGTAACAAGATTTAATTCCTGTTCCGCCATTTTCCCAAATGCCCTGCATTACTGTATCAAAGTTAGCTTGTGTAAAAGCCGCCTGAGTACCATCAGTACGTGCATCTGTACCATCACCAGTAGCGTCTGAACCACCAGATCCTGCAACAGTGTTTGATGTCAACCATGTTGGTGCGCCAGCAAGCTCACGCGCCGCAGTTGAAGATCCAGTCACTTTTGCATTGTTATCGAAAAGAGCCTTTTCAATGTCCAATTTCATAGCTTTACCAGCCTTGAGGATTTGATAACTCATCTCCTTTGCCTTGGCTACTTTTGAAAGACCTTCATCAGTATCGGAGATAACAATTGCATCTTTAAAAATTTGCGTTCTATTGTTAAGGCGAGTAACACCAGATACTGCTGTTGCCACACTATCGTCACCCTCAATATGGGCATTTGAAGCGCTTGATCTTAATGTATCTGTTGACCATTCATGCAAAGTTGACTTTGCAGTTGTCTTTTGAGACTTACTCATGAATGGGACTTCATCTGGTGAAATGTTATAAATAATATCTTGGATGTCCTCTTTGATACTATTTACGTTGTCATACGAGTCGTATGTATTGCTTGGCTGTGCCATTTTATTGTGTCCTTTCAGAGACTTAGAAGACTAACTAATCGTTAATCATTGTTTAACATCAGGCTCAATGCGTCATTGATTGAACCTGTTTTCATTAAGCGCTGTTGCGCCTTTTGTCGCTCCGCTTCCGCGCCAGTTGATTTTCGCTTCTTTACGCCAGACTTAACGACAGGACGAGCTTTCTCGCCTTTTGCCTGCGTGGCCTTACGCTTAGATTTCAGCTCCCGATATTTCCTCGCATCGTTCAATGCCTCGATATATCTCGCGTCAGTTACCATAGACATTTCGTCTTCAGTAAATCCGTAAGCTACACCAGTTTGAACTAGCGATTGTTTTAATGCTTCACCCTTAACAGGATCTGCAATCTCTGGGATACGTTTTCTAAGCACCTCGGCCTGCTCTTGCAGATACGACTGGTGCGCCTGCGCCTGAGCTTGCTGTTGTTGCTGTTGTAAAGTTTGAACCTGATACATTGACTGATCGTATGTAGTCTTCGCCTCGTCGTACTTCATTTTTTGTTCCATGTATCCGATTGGATCACTTTCAAAAAGTTCAGAGCTAGGGGGCGTAGGTGCTACCAACGATCCATTTTGTATCTGGCTTGCTAGACCAAGAGCTTGCGCTTCTCGCTTCGCTATTTCGGCTTCTTTCTGATCAAACTGCTTTCGCAATTGGGCTATTTCTTGAAACCTTTTGTTAATCGCCTTCTGTCCTGCGGCGTCACGTTGTAACTCAGCCTCTGTCCAATACTGCTTCTCTCCGTCTACTGTGACTTCGATCATTCTTTCTTGGTTTGGCTCAGTGTCATCTGCCTCTGGTTCTTCGTAGTCGATTTCGCTATCATCATCGCTGGATAGCTCTTCAGCGTCATTTGAACCCTCGTCTTCAGCTTCCATTTCTTCAGCTTCGCCGTCGCTAACTGCTTCCACTTGCTCTGGAGCTTCGTCCAAATTTTGTTCCTGATCATTTTCCGCGTCAGGTGTTACGATCATGCTGTCTACAGCTTCTTCTAGTGTAGTCGATGACATCGGTGCTACTTCCTTTGTTTATCAAGAATTACCTCTGCCGATATTGCGGCGTCGAGTGTAATTTCGATTTCGTTTAAAGCCCTCACTATTGAATGAGCTTCCTCACGCACATCTACGTCTGATGCACTACTTTCTGCGAAAATCTTCATTTGATCTTCACGAACATTCTTCACAAATTTTTGAAAAGCCGTATCGTTTTTTAAACGTCTGGCCTCTTCAGCTTCTATTCTTAT